CTTGCGCGTGAACAGAGAAGTGAGATAACCAAATGGCTGCAGTAACGCTTCCCATCGTCACCACATACAACGACAAGGGTGTTAAGGGCGCACAAGGTTCGCTGAAAAGCCTCATGGGGACACAGGTGCTTGCAGGGGTTTCGGCTAGCGTATTAGTTGGCGAACTTGGCAAATCAGTTAAAGCTTTTAATGAAGACGAAAAAGCTGCAGACCTTCTCAAGATTGCTGTTCAAAACTCAACAGGGGCAACTGACCTTCAAGTTGCTTCTCTTGAAAATCAAATCAAGAAAATGGAAGCCACAACTGCTGTTTCGGACGACAAACTTCGTCCAGCTTTGGGCAACCTTGTTCGTGCCACTCAAGACGTGGAACAGGCCCAAGGCTTACTTTCACTGGCACTTGATATCTCAGCAGGTACAGGCAAAGACTTAGAGACTGTCAGCATTGCCTTAGCAAAAGCACAACAAGGCAATGTGGGCGCGCTAACTAGGCTCGGTGTTGCCTTGGATAAAGACGCTGTCAAATCAAAAGACTTTGACACTATTCAACGCCAACTGGCAACCAGTTTCAAAGGTTCGGCAGATGCAGCTGCAGCATCATCCGCAGGCGGAATGGCTCAACTTTCAATCACAGTTGACAATTTGTACGAATTAGTAGGTTCAAAACTTTCCCCAGTTGTTGAAGACTTTGCTAAAATTCTTAACAACGTTATTCCTACTGCAGCTGAAAAAGCCTCTGGCGAAACAAACAAAGTTGCTGACGCTTTCTTCAAAATTGGAAAACAATTGTTTGCAGGTGGCTTGCTTGACAAACTAGAAAAAGCTGCAAAGTTGCTTCATTTTGTTGCTGGAGAATCCGACACGGTTGCTTCATCAGTTACTTACACAGCTGCAGAGTTTCGAGACATGGACACTTTGTTGTCAAACAAGTACACCGAAACACTTAAGAAAACCACTAAAGGCACTGACGACTTAAAGAAAAAACAAGAAGAAGCCCGCAAGGCAGCTAAAGACCATGCTGACACTTTGCGTGAGCGAGTAGTCACAGCTGTTGATGCTGTTGGGGCCAGCCTTGAAGATGCTAAAAAACAACTTCAAGATTTTGCCGATAGTACTGCTGACTCCATCACAGGCATGGTTTCCCTAACTGATGCCATTAAGACTCAAGATGATGCAGCTAAGGGCGTTGCTGACGCACTAAAAGACCGCAAGGATGCTTACGGCGATGTAGCCAAAGCGACCAAAGATGTTGATGACGCAATGAAGCAACTCATCAAAACTCAAAAGGGCGATGACGCAGAAGCAATTGTCGAAGCAACAAATGATGTCAAGGAAGCAAAGCTCAAATTGGCAGAAGCAAATGATGCTTTGGCTTTGTCCGAAACTAACGTCAATACTGCACAAGCAACAGCAGCGACTTCTAGTTATGCACAAGTATTTCAAAAGCAAATTGCAGACGCTAAAAAGTTTGCGTCAAACCTTGAATATTTAACCGGGTATGGGCTTTCTAAAGCTGGCCTTTCACAGCTCATCAACCTCGGCCCAACTGCAGGACTAGCAGTCACACAGGATTTGATCACAAGTGCTAACGGCATGACGTTGGCGAGTTTCAATGAGTCGCTTGGCAGTCTTGCAAGTTCAGCTGCAGGTCTTGGATTAGCTGCAGGAAATGCTTTCTTTGGTGGCAATGTAGCTGCAGGACAAACAGCATTTGACCAAGCAAAGACCTACCAAATCACAGTGAACGCTGGCCTTGTTTCCAACCCTGCTCAGGTCGGGCGCGACATCATCGAAGCCATCAAATCCGCCGAACGCCTATCGGGCCAAGTTTTCGTGTCGGTATGACCCAGCCACAGCTTCAAGTCCTAATTGGTTTTCAAACCACTGTCGGGTTCGGTCAACCATTCCAACTCAATGACGCTTTCTATGGTGTTCTTGACACGGCAGGTCGTGGCACTTTAGGTGGAATCCAGTTTGCTGATGTCACCGAATATGTGCAGTCGGTTTCAATCACTCGTGGCCGTTCACGCCAACTTGACGAATTCAACTGTGGCACCGCGCAAATAAACCTTTGGAACAAGACCCGGACATTTGACCCGCTGAACCAGTCATCGCCGTATTGGATTGGGTCACCGACCAATCAAACAGGAATTGTTCCGCGCCTCCCAGTTCAGATTCTTGCTAACGGCATCCCTATCTACACAGGTCTAATTACAGACTGGGACATCAACTATGACCTTGGCTTCAACGACACAGCCACAGTTCAATGTGCTGACGCTTTTACCGTTCTCTCAAATCAGCAAATTAACGCCGTGACGCCATCAGTCGAAAAGACTGGCGCGCGGATTGACAATGTTCTGAACTACACCGAAATCAGTTATCAAGGCGCGCGTTCCATTGATGCTGGTTCATCCACCCTTGGCGCTTTCGCAATTGACCAAGACACGAACTGTCTTAACTATCTTCAGCAAATCAACACTTCTGAACAGGGCTATCTGTTTATAAGCGCAAACGGGACTCTTACCTTCAAGGGAAGGTCAAGCGTTCTCAACCCAGTATCAGGTGCCACTTTTAACGGCGATGGCACAGGACTACCTTTTAATAGTCTGATGAACCAGTACGGCGATGAGCTGCTTTACAACATCATCAGCACCCAGTCTGATGCGGGCGCGGTGCAAACAGTCACCAGTTCCACGTCTATTGCCCAGTATCAGGCGCAGACTTACAGCCTTCTCAGCCTTTTGAACAGCACCACAACAGAAGTCGCTGGCCTTGGGTCTTATCTTTTGGGTCGATACCAAAACCCTATTTTGCGGTTCAACGGATTACAAAGCCAACTGTCAGCAATGACCACGGCCCAACAGAACATTGCTCTCAGTCTTGACCTCACCAGCATCTGCACAGTTGTTAAAAACTTTGTCACTGGCACCCCGTCAAGCGACAGTCAAACCTTGATTGTTTCAGGCGTGAACCATACAATCACACCCGGCAACCATGTCATTTCGTACACGTTTGAATCAACGGACGGCAACCAATACCTCACCCTGAACGATGCAATCTTCGGAACGCTCGACAACAACCTTCTAAGTTTCTAAAGGAGACACAAATGCCAGCAAATACAACTTTCACATCAGGGGCAATCCTGACGGCTGCACAGATGAACAATTTGCCGTGGGGCATTGTTGATGCCACCGCAGGCGGAACGTCAGGTCGTGGCTATGTGAACAAATCAACGAACTTTACAATGACCACAACAATGGCAGATGTAACAGACATGACCATTACTTGGACAGCCGTTGCAGGTCGTTTATATCGGGCAAGTTTTAACGGAATGGGCGACAACGTAGCAACCGCTCAATTTTGGATTATTGAAATAACCAACGCTGCCAACACTCAACTGGTACAACGACAGGAATATATGCAGGGTTCGCTTCCTACAAGCATTGGAATGGAAAGAGTTTTTACAGGCTTGACAGGTTCACAAACATTAAAAGTACGAGCAAGAACCAACACGGCAAACAGCGCAATCATTAACGGCTCTGTCTTGTTTACTTTTTATGTCGAAGACATCGGGCCATCTGCATGATGCGTAAAAGCCTAATTCTATTGGTCATTTGCGCATCCCTCACTGCTTGCGCTGATCGTGAACGTCTTAACTGCCCACCAACCAAAAACAAAGCACTTTCGAGCGTCACCGCATCTTCAATTCCAGAGACAACAACAGCTCCCCGATACGGCACAGGAGGCAAATGCCGATGAAACCCGACAACAGACACAGCAATGAAGAAATTAAGGCGCGCATCGTTATGGTCGTTGCCCTTGGCTTGACGCTTTCCTTCGTGGGTTCAGTGTTCACAATCCTGTACGGCCTGCTATTTGTGACCCAGCCTGAGAAAATGGCAGAGCTGGACGCGCAACAAATCAACATCCTGTCTTCAATGCTCCTCACCCTTTCGGGTGGACTCATTGGCTTGCTTGCTGGCAACGGCCTCAAAGACAAACCCAAAGACCCACCACTATGAAATACACGGGCTATGACAAGACAGCCACTGCAAAAATGGCAGGGACTGAAAAGTTCGTAGAGCTGTGTGCGCGAAGGTGGTCTTTCAAAAACCTTGGGACGCTAGTGGTTAGGCAGATGAGGTCGGGTCAGGGCATGAGCGTCCACAGCACCGCAAGGGGTATGGACTTGGGCTTTGCAGACACCAAAGAAGGAAAAGCTGCAGCTGTGCAAGCAATGCTCTGGTTTGTCAAGTATTACAAAGAGCTAGGCATTGAAGAAGTTCATGACTACGGCGGTCTAATAAACGGAACGTGGCAAGGCTGGAGATGCAACAGAAACGGCAAGCCCGGCTGGAAAAAGTGGACTGATACTGATAACGGTGGTTCAAAAAACGGACGCTGGATTCATGTGGAACTTGCTCCCCAGTCCAATGGTGGACACGCTGAAGACGCTCTGGCTCTAGAAGCTGCATGGCGCGCCTTGCCTAAGCCATAAAGGATTCCCAGCTTGTTTGAGCGGGCTGGGACTAGGTGGTGGGTGCCTTTGTTTCCATTGGGGTATCCACCACCGCTTTCTCAAATTGTGTAAAGTCACATCCAGCCACTCAAAGGGCTTCACCAAAGGAAACACATAATGCAGAAAATCATTTTCGACTTACCACTGTTCAGGAGTTCAGACCCTGAAACTTCACGGCAAGTGACCCCCATGAAAGTGGGCAGTCACCGCGCCATCCTCCTAGCCATCTACGCAGATGCCACACTGGGCCTCACAGACGAAGAAGCTGCATCTCGCGCTTCAGCCCAAGGTCACGAAATTAAGGGCTACTGGAAGCGATGCTCAGACCTCCGTACTGCTGGCCTTATCCACGACTTAGGCATCCGTAGGACGCTCTCAAGTGGCTCTCAGGGCATTGTGTGCGCTGTGACACAGTCAGGTCTTGACATGGTTAGGGGCTGGGCATGACCTACACACACGAGCAAATGTTCATAGCCGTCTTGTTCGGCTGGTGCCTGTCATGGGCATATTTCAAGGTGGTCAACCGCTGGTGGCGCAAGTGATGCTTCCAACGTGGGGCTATATGCCGTTATGGTCTAAGGACAAACTAACCCTCGTCCAAATCTTTACGGATTCGGCAACAGAAGAAATCGTCAAGGTCACAGTCGCCACTAGGCAGGCTCCATGGATGACGTTTGCTTCGATTACAGAAGTTGAAATGGTTGATTAAGAGAATCATGGCACTAGCCCTCATCACCGCATTATCCACCCCAGCCCACGCAAGTGCAGCTGTTAATTCCTGCCCGCAATGGGAACCGCTTCTGAGGCAACACTTTCCAGCAAAGGTTGTCCCGGTCATGTCCAAAGTGATGTGGCGCGAATCGCGTTGCACCGAACGTGCATTGTCCCCAGTTCGTAAATCCACAGGTCGCCCCGATGTCGGACTCCTTCAAGTCCAAGGGTCGTGGGCTACTGTGACACGCGCTGTCTGTAAGAAACAGGATGTGATCAAATCACTGCTCACTGCTAAGTGCAATGTCATGGTCGCTGGGTATCTGTACAAGAACGGTGGCCTTGGCCACTGGCGAGCAACATCAGGAAAATAACAAAGGAAACAATGGAAACATCAACGGGCGAGCTAATTGCCAAATTAACCAATCTGAGCCATAACTTGGCTTTGGAGTTGCGCTTTAAGGAATCAAGCCTTGTGCTTGAGGCTGTGGGCGCGCTTCACGCATTGCCGAACATCGCTGAAACTATCAGGGATTCATGGCACCCATCATTTAACAGTTCAGGCCCGTCCAAGGGCATCACATACATCAGCAACGTGTCATTGGGGAAATCAGATGAGTGAAAAAGTAGTTGTGGGCAACATTGGAATCCACCAAGTAACCAAGGAAAACATCAGTTGCAAAGTCACCGACCACGACACCTTTACCTGCATCACCCTTGACTTTGGCTTGACCAGCGTTACCTTGTTCACGACCCGTGATGACACTGCAGCTATCAGGAGAATTCTGGGTGGCTGGTGAGTGAGTACACGCACAACGATGACTTGGCAGACTTGCTATATGCCAAAGACCAAGAGATTGCTGAACTGCAAAAGAAGCTTGAATACGTTCGTTCAATGCTTAACCAACTAGAAAAGGACTATGCCCGTGGGCTTTGATATCGACTCCTATGAACCAGTACAAAGCAGGTTTTCTCGCTTCATTGAATGGGCCGAAACCAAAGAACAGTTCTTCGCTGTCATCTCTGAGCTTTTGTCCTTGCCCGGTGAAGACATCTGTGTCATGAAAACCAGCATCCTTTGCGATGGCGTGGTCGTAGCCACAGGCCATGCAGAAGAAGTCAGGAACATGGGCAACGTGAATAAAACGAGTTCTTTGGAGAACTGTGAGACATCCAGTTTGGGGCGTTGTTTAAGTAACTTTCCTATGCACAACTTTTGTGGGTCATCGCTTGACAAGCGCCCATCCCGTGAGGAGATGCAGAAGGTGCAGCGCGGAGACACCGTTGTCACGGAGTCCAGCAACCTTGCCACTGAGAAACAACAGAACATGATTCGTGCCGTGTGCAAATCCATGGGCAAAATTCCTCCGCACAATCTCCAGTCTTTCAGTCGCCGAGAAGCGAGCGCCTATATAGATTCTCTCAAGGCAGGGGAGCAACCAGCCCCAACGTATGACAGCCCAGAGGAGCCGTTCTAGTGCTGGACCTGTTCAGTCTTGTCATCATGTTGAGCGCGGTGTTCATGTGTGGGTTCATGCTTGGAAAAGACAAGCGATGATTCCCATTAGCGAAGCGTCATTCATGGCCCAAGTTAAAGCACTGGCGTTTCAGTTCGGTTGGTCAGTGCATCATTCCCAGCCGTCAATGACTCGGACAGGCCGTTACATCACAACTGGTTCCACGGGCTTCTTTGACATTGTGATGGCACACCAAGAGCGCGGACTCATCTTTGCTGAGTTAAAGACCGAGAAAGGCAAAGCGTCAGAAGCCCAGCTGCATTGGTTGAGAACAGTTCACCCTCACGCTGAGTGCTACCTTTGGCGACCATCAGACATTACCTTCATAGCGCAAAGGCTCTCCCAGTGTTAATACTTGCGTGGTACGCACTGCTAATATCCATCGGCATTGCCATCCTTCAGGGGATTCGAAAGAACTAAACACAATGATCACAACTGAAGACGACCATGGCCTCGTACGGGATTGCACTGTGCAGGTAGAACACACGGAAACGTGGGTAGAGCTGGCGCGCCCAATCACCCAAGATGACTTACCTGAAAGGTTGTTGGGGTAAGTCGCCAGTGCAGAGTTCCCTAACTACTAAAAAGGCGAATGGCTGACCGTCCTACACAAACCACCTGCCACAGTTACAAACTGGAAGTGGGGGCTGGCACAAACCACAAGACCGAACACGAACACGAAAGCAACCGCAGGCGTAGCCAAGGGCGCTAGATAAACACCAAAGGAAACCAACATGACAGCACACAACACCAAAGCACGAAGCCACTCAACCTTCAAGGCCATACGAAAGCAGCTCTTAGAACACGACAACCACTGTGCAATCTGTGGCAACGAAGCCAACACAATCGACCACATCAGACCAGTTGACACGTTCACCAACCCAATCGATGCCAACACACTGGACAACTGCAGGGTCCTATGCCGCAGTTGCAATTCCAGAGCCGGGGCGCGCTATGTGAACGCCAAGACCGCAGGCAAACTCGCTGTCATTGCAGACGAAGAACAACCACCAAAACCCAAGACGCATTACAAAACCCCCCCCGCCAAAGCGAACACACGTTTGACCACGCAAAGTGAAACAGAGTTTTTAGACGAAACCGTCTTCCTTCC